ATTCTTTTTTAACGCTATTACATAAAAACGAGGTAGAAAATTATGTCCATCAACCGTAAATCGCGCTCTGACAGCGTGGATTCAGCCACCGAAGTGTTCCAAAACGCATTAAATGATATTGCGCTGCCAGAAGGTGTGCAATTAAAAAACGAAGATGAAGTTATAATTTGGCGACAGTTCACACGGGCGCGCGCAAGAGACTCATGGCGAGACTTTGATTTGGTTCTGTTGGCAAAGGTCGTTCGACTTGAATGGGACATTCGGAAATATCAATTAATGCTTGATGAGGTTGGCCCTCTTATTGAAAACAAGCGTGAAACATTAATTGAAAACCCAATGTTGCGTGTGATTGATACTTTGCAACGCCAGCAGCTTGCAATTATTCGCAGCATGAGCCTGAACCAAACAGGCCAAGACGCTAGGACGATGAACGATTCAGCCAAGGCAGAAAACCAAGCCCGTGAGACATTAAAAAACAAGGGCGTTGAATCTTTGCTTGCAATGCCAGTGCGTCATTGAAAATGGCTTCACAAAAAAAAACTCAATCAATGACTCGCGGCGAACGAGTTATTGCATTTATTGAGCAATACCTGAAAGTGCCAGAAGGAGAATTGGTTGGGCAACAGATGAGGCTCGACCTGTTCCAAAAGAAATTTATCCTTGCCGTTTACGACAATCCAAACGAAACGCGCCGCGCTTATTTGTCGATTGCTCGAAAGAATGGAAAATCGGGTTTGATTGCTGGCATTTTGTTGGCGCACATAATTGGCCCCGAAGCCAAATTGAACACTCAGATTGTTTCTGGCGCAATGTCGCGTGACCAAGCGGCGTTGGTGTTTTCTCTGGCTTGCAAGATGTTGCAGTTATCGCCAGACCTTGGGCCGCTGGTTCGCATCGTGCCATCAGGCAAACGCATCATAGGGTTAACCCTTAATGTTGAGTATCGTGCGCTGGCGGCTGACGGGCGCACCGCGCATGGTTTGTCGCCAGCTTTGGCAATCTTGGATGAAGTTGGGCAAGTGAGAGGCGCGCAATCCGACTTTGTTGACGCAATCATCACATCGCAAGGCGCTCACGCCAATCCGTTGCTTATCGCAATCAGCACTCAGGCGCCTAACGACAATGACTTGTTCAGCATCTGGTTAGACGATGCAAAGGAAAGCCAAGACAAGCGTATTGTTTGCCACCTATACACAGCAGACAAAGAAGCCGAAATCACAGACAAAAAAGCGTGGAAGGCTGCTAACCCTGCGATGGGAACATTTCGCAGCTTGCCTGATGTTGAAGAACAAGCAGATCGTGCAGCAAGGATGCCATCGTTTGAACCAACATTTAGAAACTTGGTTTTGAATCAGCGCGTTGAGATGGTTGCGCCATTTGTTTCACGTGGAATATGGTTGCTGAACAGCCAAGAAGTTAACGATGCAGTTTTCTACGAAAACCCTGTTTATGTTGGCCTTGACTTGTCGGCAAAGAACGACTTGACCGCGATGGTGTGTATTGCTCACGATGGTGAGAAGTGGCACATCAAACCCACTTTCTGGACACCAGAAAAAGGGCTGCGTGATCGCGCCAAGCGTGACCGCGCACCGTATGACATTTGGGCCGAACAGGGTTTTATTCGCACAATAGTTGGCGCAAGCATTGATTACGAAACAGTGGGACGCGAAATTGCTGATGCCTTGGAAGGCATGAACGTGCAAGCGGTGGCATTTGACCGTTGGCGTTTTGATTTATTAAAGAAAGAATTCAACGAGTTGGGCTTAGAATTACCTTTGTCCGAATTTGGGCAAGGATTCCGAGACATGGCTCCCGCAATTGACACGCTTGAAACAATGCTTTTGAATGAGCAAATGGCTCACGGCGCGCATCCTGTTTTGACTATGTGCATGGCTAATGCTAAGATTGAACAAGATGCGGCTGGTAACCGGAAGCTGAACAAGCACAAGGCAACTGGTCGAATTGACGGCGCGGTTGCTCTTGCAATGGCAGCGGGTGTTACACCCAAAGTGCATGAATCGGGCGATTTCGATGACTTTTTGGCGAACCCGCTAACAATATGAACACTCCATTCTACGAATTTGGCAGTTGGGTAATGGGTGGCCTCAAGCGGATGCTTGGCATCCAATACTCATTTCCCTCTTATGCAGAGGAAGCGGCAACGCCAGTCACGTTTGACACCGCTATGCAGCTTTCGGCTGTGTGGGCTTGTGTGAAATTGCTTGCCGAAACCCCAGCTAGTCTACCGTTGTATTTCTACCGAAAAAATGAAAACGGGCGCGTAAGCTATGACGATCACCCGTTGGCTATGCTTTTCAAAAACAAGGTTAATCGTTATCAAAACCGAGTTGAATTTTGGGAAAGCGTTTATCTAAATTTGCTGGTTCACGGCAACGCCTATTGTCAAATTGAACGGCGTGGCAACACCATCATTTCTTTGTTGCCCCTCATGTCGGCACAAATGGAAACACGTTTGTTGTCTGATGGCTCAATTTCTTATCAGTACGAAAACGACCAATACGGCGTTACTGTGTTTGCAGAAAAATCTATTTGGCATTTAAAGTTGATGGGCAACGGCATCACAGGTTTGTCGCCATTGGCATACCAACGCAATACGCTCGGTATTGCACAAGCAGCAGAAAAAGCAATCGGTAATATCTACAAAAATGGCGCAAAGCCCTCGGGCGTTTTGAAGCTAGACAAGCTGTTAACAAAAACCCAACGCGATGAAGTGCGCGAAGCCTTTGCTACGTTGACAACGGGAAACAATAACCGCTTGATGGTTTTGGAAAAAGGAACTGAGTTTCAACCAATCAGCTTGTCGCCACAAGACATTGAGTTGCTAGAAAGCCGCAAATTCCAGATCGGAGAAATTTGTCGTTGGTATGGCGTCCCATCTGTGATGGTTAACGACAACAACGGCACATCGGTTTGGGGTTCTGGCATTGAGCAAATCGTACAAGGTTTTTACAAACTTACGCTGCGCCCATTGCTTGAAAAGGTTGAAGCCAGCATGATGGTTAACCTTTTGAACGATGCAGACCGCAAAACAATGGAAATTGAGTTTGACTTCAACGCTTTGCTGCGTTCGGACTTGAAAACCATGTTTGAATCTTACAAATCCGCAGTCAACGGGGCGCTTATGACGCCAAACGAAGCCCGTGCAGAATTGAATTTGCAGCCAATAGAAGGCGGTGATAAACTATTCATGCAAGGCGCAATGCAGCCTGTTGATACATTAGGGGATATAAATGGAAACCAAACGGCTGAACCTAGAATCGCTTGAGCTAAAATTTGTTGGCGAAGACATGACCTTTGAAGGTTATGCCAGCATTTTTGGCGGCGTTGACGCCTATGGCGACACCATAGACCCTAAAGCCTATGACGATACTTTGGTTGAACGCCAGCGCCCGATTCGTATGCGTTGGAACCACTTTGGACCTGTGATTGGCAAATGGTTGACCATGTTTGTGGACGGCAAAGGCTTACACGTGACGGGTCAACTAACCCCAGGTCACAGCACGGCGATTGACGTCTATGCAAGTCTGAAGCATGGTGCAATTGACGGCATGAGCATTGGCTACATTCCCCGCATGGTCGAGGAAATGGGAGAAGGTCGGCGCTTGTTGAAACAGATTGATTTGGTCGAAATCAGCGTGGTTGAAGAACCAGCCGATTTGGGCGCAAAAATCGAAAGCGTAAAGTATCAATTGGATGCTTGCTATTCGATGAAAGAAGTTGAAACTTTCCTGCGTGAGGTAGGCAGGTTTTCAAAAGCTGATTCGATTGCCCTGTTAGGTCGAATTAAGCGGTTGGCTCTTGGTGAGCAAGAGGCCGAAATTAAGGCGAAGCAAGAAATTGCCAAGCTAATGGGCATCAAACTTTAACTTTTTTTCAAAGAAAGGGGTTCATTATGGAACTCAAAGACATCATCGAAGCAGGTCTGGCTAAACAAGAGCAGAAATTGCAAGCCGCAATTGATAAATTTGAACATCAATTGAAAGACAAGGGCAATGTTGACACCGAAGTCAAAGGCGAAGTGCGCGAATTGAGCGAGAAGTTCAAGGAATTGCAATCTTCCATGATTGACATGGCTCAAAAGCAAACCTCTGCTCAACCCGAAGCCAAAGCTAAATCTGCTGGAGAAGAATTCGTTTCTTCCGAGCAGTTCAAGCAATTGGTTGAAGGTTCGACTCAACGCGCTCGTATCGAAGTCAAGAACACCGTGACTTCTTCTAGCACCACAGTGTTCCCTGACCAGCGTCCCGGTGTTATTCCCGGTTCGTTTGGCCCTCTGACTGTGCGTCAGCTTTTGCGCTCCATCCCCGTGACCTCGAACATGGTTAACTCCTTGCGCGAAGCCACTTGGACCACCAGCGCGGCTGAAGTTAGCCAAGGTGCTGCCAAGAATGAATCTGATGCCACTTTTGAGCAATACAACGTGCCAATCACGACTGTTGCCCACTGGATCAAGATTTCTAATCAGTTGTTGGCTGACGCTCCCGCTGTTGTTGCTTATATCGAATCGCGTCTGCGTGATGGTTTGGCACAACGCATTGAGAACCAGTTGATCAACGGCAACGGCACTTCTCCTAACCTGTCGGGCTTCACTGACAGCGGCAACTTCACCGCATACACCGCAACCAGCGATGACTTGTTGGTGGACGCAATCAACCGCATCAAATACACGATGCACGCCGCTGGCAATATGCCTGACACCGTGATTGTCAACCCTGCGGATTGGGGCGCTATGGAGCGGACCCGTGAAGGCGCAAATTCTGGCACTTACCTTTATGGTATGCCTGGAATGGCTGCTGGCATGAACCCATTTGGCTTGAATGTTGTGTTGAGCAACTATCTTGCCGCTGGCAAAATCATCGTGGCGCGCTTGGCTGACTCCGCAGTCCTTTACAACCGCAGCGGCGCTGTGGTGGAAATGGGCTACCAGAACGCCGACTTCACGAACAACCTCATCACCATCCGCGCTGAAGAGCGCCTTGGTTTGGGTGTTGACCGTCCTGCTGGCGTGTATTACGGCGACTTCACCGCCTAATCTCGCGCAAGCTAAAGAAGCCACCTTTCGGGGTGGCTTTTTTTATTCTAAAATGCAACTTCAACATAAAAGGAGATTTAATGAAAATCGTAGTTGTCAGCAAAAAACCCGTTCTTACGCCTACTGGCCGATTGCCAAAAGACATTCCCGTTGACGTTGCCGACCAGCTTGGCAAATTCTTGATTGAGCGTGGCGAT